ACCTAACGCGTTTTGGCCGTCTGACTCTTTAGATATAAGGTCAGACACAGCTCCAACAGCTGCACCTCTAGCAAGTGTGCTACTTGTAATAGCAGTTAAACCAGCTGGTATAGATACAACACCTGTAGCTGCTATACCTTTAGCTGCTAATATTGAACCAGCTGCCAATGAACCAAAGTGTACTAAACCACGTAGCTGTTTACCCCACCATGTTTTAGTTTCAATAGGGTTATCGTACGCATCAAAAGGTGTCCACTCTGGTTTATATGTACCAGTCTCGTCTATCTCTCTTTGCATTTCTCCTGATAACGCATCAGCTGTACGCTCAGGAAATGTTGCTATAGAGGATGCAGTATCTTGTAGACCACCTGATAGAATGGACTGACCCTCTTTTATAAATGCTTTAGCTCCCCATGTTTCTGAGTTTCTGGGGTCTTCTTGCTGTGCTAAAGCTTGTTCTTCTTTTTCTGTGGACTGACGTTTAAGTTCTTTACGCTCTTCATTACGCTGACGTTCTTCTTCTAAGAACTCTTGCATCTTTTGAGCAGCATGGTCTACAACTTCGCCATCCACATTTAACCCATACTGGGGTGCGGAATCAGTCATCTAATCCTCTTAGTTGTCGTTTTGTTTTAGATCGTCTAATTTCTTCTTTCTTTTTACGTTCTTCTCTTCTTTCTTGTCTATCTAGTTTACGTTGTTCTAGATCACTAATTATAAGTTTAGCAACATCAGCTTGTAAGTTTTGAAACTGATTAAAGTAACTTTGTTTTAGATTAGGAAACACTCTATTAATGACTTCTAACTCTTCTGGCTGTAAATTTATCATTCGACGAAAGTCTTTTGTATCTTTAGTTATAGCACCACGTATAGAGTTAGTACGATTTGCTTTCATTTGCATACGTTTGATAACAAGAAAACTTTGTAAGTCTTCAGTAAACCTAGCATTTAAGTCTACAGCTGGGTTATCACCACCTAATAGCTCTATTATAGCTTCAGATGTAAAACCATATTTACCAAAATTTGTGTTACCTTTTCTAGCTAATTCAAGTACTCGTTCTGCACTTAATCCTGTTAAACCTTTTCTTTCACTTTTTCTACCAGCTCTTACAAACTCGTAACTGTTTTCACCTAACCCTCCAGAGTTATCTGCCCATATATTTAATGATTCTGTAAAGTCACTTGTTTCTTGATCGTTAAAATTACGTAAAGCTTTTGTATCGTTAGGCTTGTTAGCCATATCGTTTTTTTGACTTATAGTTTTTAGTATAGGAGCATATGGATTTGCCTTTTTAGTTTTAGGATCGTATAGCTGCAATGTTTCTGCTCTATCATAGATAGCTTCTGTTCCTGATAATACTTCAACTTCGTTATCATCATTTACTCTTCTTACTTTTAAAGCTTCGTAATACTGTATAAGCTCTCTATTACGTTTACCTCCACTCTGAACAAAGTCAAATAAATTGTTAACAGGCTCACCATCAAAAGGTGTTTTACTTTTAAAATAGTCTGGATCTTTATTAATCTGTTCTCTAACTTTTAATATAGTAGCCGCACCGGATTCTGCTAAAGGTGTTGGGCCTCTTTCGATTGCTTTTTGTACAATAGCAAGATTATCAGCTGAGAATAAATCTCCTAATATTTCATCACGTCTATCATTTAAAGTATAGTTACCTTGAGATATAGCAAGTTCTGTAACTTCTATAGCGTTACCTCGTTCTCCGTAAAATTTATCTTTGTAAGAAGACATTAATCTTTCGACAATTCTTACATCATCATTGCTAAGATCGTTAGTAGCTGCATCTAATGTTTTGACTCTTCTTTCAATAAAGTCCCGCACTGTTGTATAGTGCTCTTTGTACTTTTCAGTATGTTGAACTAATGGATCTCTACTACCGCCTGAGTATGCTTGTTTATGAAAGGTTTTTATTTCTTCTGGTATAGGAGTTTCTCCTTCGACGTAAAACGGAGCATTTATAAATTCAGTTATTAATGCACCACCCTGAGATTCGCTTAGACCTATGATGCCTTTTTGTTTGTTTTCTAGTATTAAAGGTATGACTTGATCTTTAACAAACTGTTTAGATTCGGCAAGTCGTCCTTGCTTTTCTATATCTATTTTTTTAAGTTGAACATCACCTATAATTTTATTTAAGACTCGTATATCAGCGTTGGCTCGTGTTACAAAGTCAGATGTCTGATTCTTCTGCTTGTCTACGTAGTCTTGAAGACTGTCGTAGGTTTTATCTTTCTCATTAGCAGCGACATATGGTACACCTGAAATTAAGTTTTTAGCACCAGCAACAATGACATTAAAGTGACCACTAATAGAGTTTCCTGATCCTGCCATGATCGCAGAACCAGTAGCTGGAGAACTACCGATTATATAAGCGTCGATTGCACTA